CTATCAGAAGAAGTAGAGAAAGTGTATGGCTCTAGGGTTAAGTTGTATAGAACCATACCCAACGCTGGGTCTTGTGGGTCACCTGGATTTGTAGATGGCACACCAGTAATATCAAAGAATTTACCGTTAAAGTCAAGAGCGATCTTATCCTTACGTGCTAGGTAATAGCTGTAATCAGATGTTACGCTTTCACCACGCTTTGGAATACCCGTGATAGAACCACCAGTAGAAACGAAATTCTTAACAGTGCCAGCAGATTTGTTGGCAACACGTGGACGGAAATCTAGAGAGTCCCGCAATACTGCTGGGACTTGATTATAGTCGACGTTGCTGTAAGAGTTGATGTCAAAATAGTCACCAACACCATGTTCGAAATACTCATATGTAACTTGTACTGGATTAGATGGAGCAGTGAACGATGGGATTAGGTTCAAACGACCCCAATCGTAGTGTGTGCTGCGCTGGCCATTATCGAAATCATAACGATCAGAGATGTCTAATGTATAAGCAGTAGATACTGGTGTTGTTCCGAAGGCTGAAGATGGAGCTAACTTGATAGAAACGATACGGAATACATCAGCTTTGTCTAGGTATACAGTTGCAGCTTGCGCTGCTGATGCTGTAGTAAATGTTTCAGTTGCAGTTGTAAGAGTTTTAGTCTTTTCGTAGCCAGAACCATTACGAATAACTGCAGCGATAACTGTAATAGAACGACCAGATTGTCCAGCGGGAACAGTAATAGTACAAGTAGAACCAGAAACAACAATAGAAACTGGATTGATGATTGCACCACCAGCTGCTGCATCATTATCAACTACAATATAATTTGTAGTTCCAGAAGCAGAAGAAAATGTACCAGATGTAGATAAGTTCACAGTAACGCCAGAAGCTGTCTGTGTGAATTTTTGGTAACATACGTATGTTGTGTTGTTTACACCAGAAGTGCCAGCACCACGAACTGAACGAATAGCATAATCAGGTAGAGAAAATACTAAACTAGAGTTGTTGGCTTCTAAAACCTGAGTTGTAGCTAGGTAATATACCTTATTCGTAAATGCACTAGAAGTGATTGTTACATCATTCTGAGAAGATGGGGTTCCAGTTATACGGACTAATACACCATCGACAACGATATAGTCGCCAGAAATTAAATCAGTCTGGAAAGATGTGCCATTACCAGCCAACGCTGTTGCAGAAGCAGTAACAGATCCAGTCAATTTAGTAGTAACTGGACTAATATCAGAACTGAAGCTAAGGTTAGTATCACCACTAGAAACACTATAGTAGAATGACTTAACGTTACGGTTAAAGTCTTTACCTGTGTTCATTTGAATATCAAACAAACCTAGTTTGTATACAGCAGCAGAACCATACAAAGCACCGCTATGCCATTCCATGAAACGAACACGAGCAGTACCGATTTGAGAACCAGCTGCACTACCAACTATTGTCCCAGTAGTTTGATCACGTAAGGAGATCAATTCGCCTGTGTCGAGTGGGGGTAAGTTGTTGGCGTTAGTGATGAGAACATAGTTACCAACAGTCGGTTGCATGATGCTGTTCAGTGCTTGGTCATATGCACGAGCTTTATCTACAGCAACGTATGTTGTTGAATCTTTTTGAATTTCGTAACCACGAACATAGGCTTTTCCTGGTTCTAAACCAACGGCAAGTTTAGATTCAGAACCCTCTTTATAGATACCACGATTATATGCTGGTGTTGTATCAAATTCCCACTTGATACCAGTAGAACCTGGACCATCATATGCAGTACCAGAAGTATGAATAGGTGCAGTAGTAACAGATGTGCCACTCAGTTTGGCAACATAAGTTTGACCGCCACTAGTAACGATGTCACCCGTTAAATATGCAGTATTTTGTGTCCATACACCACGATCGTTATTACGGTGTTCACGAACATCGATAGAAAATTCACGTACAGTGTAGTCACCAGATTCATCATATGTACGACGAGCGAGTTCATCGCCGATCATAGAGTATGCAGTGGTATCAACGATAGTTTTAATCTTACCATCTACAACACGAATAAGCTCAATGAAGTCTTGGTCGCTTGTGCTATCAACGCTCAACTTAGTTAAAGTTAGGTCGATGTAATAGCGATGCGCACCTGGAGCAGCAAAGTTGTAGCTGTTCTGTGCATTGTCAAGTAATGTTTCGTCTTCTTCTGGTGTTACGATAGATTCAGTAACAGTCAACCCGATACGGTAAGAAGGTATATTGCTATATTTGTCTAGAACGATAGTCTGTTCTTCAACCAAACAGAAGTGTTTGTTGATGTAGTAAACACCACGTTGAACAGTAGCTAGAGAACCTTTACCTACAGCATTAGAAGTAGAAGTTTGGAAAGAATAAATTCCATCTTCAGTAGTGATAACTTCAGCGTTAGAGAAAGTTTGAGTTGTGTTGTTGCTACCCGTTGTTGTATAACGAATGTACAATGTAGTTGGGTCTGTATTCTCAGAATCTTGAGCTACAATAACTTCAGCAGTTACGCCAGAAGAACCGATGATCGTCTTACCTTTGAGAGAAGCCACAAACGTTTGAACTGCTACGCCGTTATAAACAGATTGTAGCGTAACGTAATCGGCACCCTTATTGGGTTGTGTAATAGTCTCAACAGATGACTGACCTGGGATTACCATCGCACCTTGTTTGAAAATAGCATCACCATGACGAGAAATCTGATTCTGCAGAATTGTCTGCATCTGAGTCAGTTCACGAGCCTGAACAGCAAACGATGGACGATATAGAATACGGTAGAACTTCTTGTTCTCATCGTAATCATCATTATACGGTTCGGTATTGAAATCGATCATTTTTACTCTTCTTAAATGTTATTCTTTATTTATTAGAATTTGATAACAGTTCTTAGTGTGACTGTTTGGTCAGCTGTAGGCGTGAATGCTTGTTTGTTATCAATAAACAGGATGTGTCCAGAGTATTTATCTGCGCTTGGAACAGTGACACCAGACGACGCAAATGTTTGCCCAGTAGGGTTAATGAATATAGTTCCAACAACTGGAACATAATTATCCAATGATTGTAGCAGCATACCAGTAGTTGTAACAGAAACAATTCTAAACCGACGAGCAGAATCACCAACAGTCAACAACATGTCTTGCTTAAACGCTGATGCGTCAACAGAACCTGTAACAACATAACAAGCAGATGCCAACGCACTCTTCAAATTACCATATGCGCCGAACTGACGTGGGTTCTTTATAATACCGAGCTGTCGGAAGTCGTTATTGACGTTGAATCCTTGATTGGTATCTTTAGAGATGTTAGTGTAGAACATAAGAGTTCTAGCAAACATGCCAGTGATTGGATCTTTACCGTGACCACCATATGGAGCCATAATAGCACGAGCCTTCGCACCAAAACCACCACCAGAGATTGTCACATTAGCCCAACGATATCCAGTACCATATCCGTCGATAATTAGTTTCTTAATCGCACCACCTTCGATAATGGCATGGGCAGAAGCTCCTGTGCCATCTCCATCAATAGTGACAATTGGGTTTTCGCCATATCCAAAACCACCAGATACAACAGGATATGCCATAATACGACCATCTGGAGTTAATAACTCCGTGTTCGCCTGCATCGTGTTGATATCGCCTGGAGATAAGTCAGCAGAGATAACCGCATTTGTACCATCACCCTGAATTGTCAAGTTAGCGTATGTATATCCAACACCACCATTATCGATCTGCACACCAATAATCTGACCACCAGAAACTAGTGGAATCAGTTTAGCTTCAGACTTAAGACCAACAAAATATCCAGTAGCGCCAGCCCCGCCAGAAACTGGTTGAATCTGGATGTTTGGTAATGAAGAATATCCAGAACCATATTTTAGCACAACAGTACCACTTGCTGGAGAACCAACATATGTTAGAATGGTAGTACCGCTAGCAGCAGCTCCAGAAGTATGGATCGGTGCTGTTGTATTCGTAGTACCTGCAGTAGTTACAGTGTATAAACGGTTGGAATAGAAAACCTGAGTTCCAACTGTATAAACAGTAGAAGCAGTCCATAGATTACCAAATTTAGCAGTTGGGACTGAATTGTAGTTATCGCCAGAGTTAGAAACATAAACTTTCTGCACACCAGTGGCAGTCATTACAGATGCACCGATAAAACCAGACCCGCCGCCACCAGATAATGTAATGGCAGGAGCAGAAGTATATCCAGAACCTGGAGAAGTCATATTAACTTCTAACACAGAACCCTTTAGTACAATACCTGTTACCGCACCAGATGACACAGTAACTGTACCTGTGGCACGTGTGCCAATATATTTCAATGATGCGGTGCCGTTTGCAACTACACCCGATTTATGTGTTGGGGCAGGAGAAGCTAGTATACCAGATACAGTCGCTTCATATAAGTTATTATTATATTCTACCTTTTGACCCAACAAAATACCAACAGCATTAGTCCACGAGTTTGCACCAGAGAATGGTGGTTCAATAGTAATAGTAGCACCAGAAGTGTACCCAGTTCCAGGCGCAGAGATTTGAACATTCTGTAACAATAATGGATCTGATTCACGATACCCATCACCAGCCACAGAGATTGATGCGAATGTATAGTTTTGTCCGTTATTTTCTAGAACAACGTTTAGAATCTCTCCGTTAGAGTAGAACTGTGAACGGATAGAGTTTACGACTGGCATATAAACGTCAGTCAGGAATTTATTGCGCAAGGCGATTGGGATACTATACAAATATTTCCACATGTAACCGTCTGGCATGATAACTGGATCTACAACAGTACCGATTGGTTTATATGTAGAAATAGCATTGTTGTTATTATCTAGGCACTTGTACACGTTGTACTCGTCTGTCATAACTACACAGTTAATGTCTTCTAAACGCTGAGATCCAGAGTATGCAATAGAAGTAGTAGCAGAAGCTGATGCACCTTCACCACCGCCACCAGTGATAGTAACTGTAGGAGTAGAAGTATAGCCTCTGCCACGAGAAACCATATCAATAGAAACTACGACACCATCGAGCAATGTTGGAACAGCAACAGCGCCAGAACCACCACCACCTAAAATTGCAATAGAAGGTGGATCAGAATATCCGTATCCGCCTGAGATTAGGTTAACCCCCTGAACTTCATCGCTATATTGATCATCATACATATCCCAGATTTGACCAGTAACCCAGTCTACACGTGGGATGACGAATGCTACGTCAGTACTCTTAATTTCTTTCAGAGTAATCATTTCGTTACGTGTCTGTAACTCATAATTAAAACTGTCAATTGGATATGGAGGAATTGTATCGTCCACCCAACTAACAGTTCTTCCTAAGAAATAGTAGTAACGGGCATTTCGGTTCTGGATCTCATCGTACAGAGCCTCTGCAATAGAGTTGTGTAGAGGAGACTTCAGTAAAGAAGATGAGCTCATTGAATTTTACCTAAAGATTAGCTTACTGTAACAACCCAAGTGATAGCGATAGAGTCGCCAGCTGCCTTATTAACAACTGGGAAAGTTGTACGGCATAGCATTGTACCAGCAGAGTTGGCATTGAAAATGCCAGCTTCAGTGATAGCACCAGTACCAGTACCTGCTGGGAAAGTAGCAGTAGCAGTAACTTGGTTAGATGATGAAGAGAAAGATGCCAGTGCTACACGACCAGCTTCAACACCTAGAGTGGTGTTAGCAACAGCTGGGGTTGCAGTACCAGTACCAATAGCCATATAACCCATAACTGTTGGGATAGATGAGCCTTGCATACGAGCAGCGATATAAGTTTTACCTGCAGAAACAACTAAGTTCTTAACCTTGTGTTCTTCTTTAACATTGCCGTTAGCGTCCAATAGTTGGATTTTAACTTCGCCAGTGGCTTTTAATGTTTCTTGTTTTTGAAATTCCATATAATTCTCCTGTTAGAATGTAGTTGCGGTACCAACATATAGTCCACCGTCATTTAAGAAGAAGCCAGCTTCTCCGTAAGGGTTAAAGTCAATAAGTCCACCTGAATCTGTCGCTACAGCATTATCATCTCCACTATAGTATGTTGGGTCTATAGTAGTCGTGTATACAAATGCTGGTGTCGTTCTATTTAGGTCTGTTTCGCTTGTTGCATCAGTATCAGATATAACAACTTGTTCGTCATCTTGGGTAATTCCATCATTTAAATAGTGATTAGCCACCAATGATTTAGAGACATTAATTATATCAGCGCCGATTCTAGAAGCACCCCCAGCATAACCGATAGCTTGCTCAACCATTGTGGTTGTCTCATCGTCATACGCTAAATCGAAATTTAAATGAGTAGAATT